TCTTCCAAGACCCGGTGAAGGTGACTTGATCTTCTTTCCCCTCGATAATGTTCTGATGGAAATCAAATTTGTTGAAGACAAGTCACCCTTCTTCCAACTCCAGAATCTTCCTACATATAAGTTAACATGTGAGATGTTTGAATACTCTGGAGAGGATCTTAAAACGGGCGTCGATGAAATTGATGTTATTCAGCTTATTAAGAGTAATCCTACAGGTCTGACTCTTTCATCATACACTGGACAGTTCTCTATTGGAGAAACAATCACATGTACCGTCGCTGGTAAGAGTGTGACAGCAGAGGTTGTTTCACACGTTGGCAGCCTATTAACTGTGGTGAACATACAGACAAATGATTCTCAGACAAATGATTCTCAGACACGAGACATCATCGGAACAATTACTGGTTCTCTTTCGGGCAGAACCGCAGTTGTTGCATCATCGGAAGATATCATTGCCATGGAAGAAGCTTCTCCCGCTGCTCAGAATGCTTCGTTTGAAGATGCAGGAGATGACCTTATTGACTTTACAGAAATCAATCCTTTTGGAGAAGCAAACTATCAGACCTAATCATTATGTTCGGAGATTATTTTTATCATTCAACAATCAAGAAATCGGTAGCTGTTTTTGGAACACTGTTCAATAACATTACTGTTCGTCGTGTTGGCAATTCAAATGAGATTGTTCAGACCACAAAGGTACCTCTTGCATATGGACCCCGTGCAAAGTTCCTAGAGAGAATACAAAGCCAGAAAGACTTTGATGATCCCACGGTCGCCATTAAGCTTCCACGTATGTCATTTGAGATGTCTTCCATTTCTGCAGATACAGGAAGCAAATTAAATCCGTTGAATCAGATTGTAAAGAGAAATACGGATGCCACCAGTGCTCAAACATTTCGAACTGCTGTTCCATATGTCATTGGATTCACTCTTTCCGTCTATGGTAAGAATCAAGATGATGTTCTGCAGATTATAGAACAGATACTTCCTTACTTTAGTCCTGAATATACCGTGACTGTTAAAGACATGGAATATACAGGTTCACGGACCGATGTTCCAGTTGTCCTGAATGGTATCACTCCCTCGGATGAGTTTGAAGGAAGCTTTGATACCAATAGAGTCATCGTATATACTTTGGACTTTTCAATGAAGGCTCGATTTGGTGGTCCAGTTTATACTCAGGGAATTATCATGGAAGTTGATTTGAATTATTATGATAGATTGCCCTATGATTCTCAATGATACAACCAATCTCTAGTTCAGAGTTTCTTGCTATAGATTATCCACCAAAAGTGGTAGTGGATGTTCCTGTTAAGTTATATCCATCTTCGATACATAAGGTAATGTTTACTCAGAGTAGCATCAATGATCCCATTATTACGACTGAAGGTGGGTTCCAGATTGCACAGATTACAGTTCAACCGTATTCAACTCAGTATAATGCTCAACAACTTCTTGATGGATTTGAAATAGGACCCAATAAGTTCTTGGAGTTTAAAGTAGAAGCAACGGGAACAAATTTAAAATACCAGTGGAAGCAGAACGGAGTTGTTATACCCAATGGCACTTCTTCCATCCTGAGAATTGTAACTCTTAACAATTACTCAAGCACGATGAATTCGGTTAATTACATTACGGTGGAAGTTTCAAACAGTAGGAGCACCGTTGTTTCAGGTCAGATAAGTTTAGGAACCACAAATGATCAATTCGGTCCTACTCTTGTTGGTAGTTTAATCCAGTCTCCGGCTTCGTTTATTGCCAATATGGGAGATACAATTTCGGTAGGTAATTCTGGGACCTTTACAACCGAATATACTCCCAATGCAACTTATACAAAGGAGATAGGTTTCAGTTACGGTTCTACCTCATCTTATTATCCAAATGTAACGACTGAAACTAAGAGTTTTACAGTTCCTGCCCTTGTCTCTTCTGGTAATAATGTCGATGCGTCTGTATATGCCAGTATGTTTGTAGGATCATCTTCTTGGGATTATGGAAATACTTATAACTGGACCTTTAATATCAACAAGTATCCAGTAACCAATACCTTTAATACAGTTAAAAATGCCGGCATTGCACTCCTTGATTCTATCTTTGCTACAAATCCAGTTACATCCAACCTTACCACATCTACTAAACTTTGGATCTATAGTTCAATATCTTCTTTACCTGATAATCCTGTTGCTACATTTAATACTAATTTCTGGGCCTATTCGCGGCGCGATGTTCTTAATTTCTCCGGTGTATCTTTTGTACCTCCAGGAGACGTTGCACGTAACGGTGATCAAGTAAATGGAACTCTAATCACTCCACAACATATTATTACTGCAACTCATTTTAAGCCAAATGAAGGTTCTACTATACATTTTTATAGGCATAACGATGGAGTTGGAGTCCCTGCGGTTGTTTCTACTCAAAGAAATCTTGCTGGTACCGACTTTACTATATGTAAATTACTGAATCCTGTTACTGATCCGAACATTAAAATCTATCCAATTGTTTCAGACTATTCACATCATTGGTATAAAGATCCTCACCTACCTATATTTACCTTTTCAGGAAAAGATTTAAGTGATGATAAATCGAAGGATTACGCACTTGGAATATTTAGAACACAGACAAACAATTCTTTAACTAATGAAATCGATTTCACTTGTCAACTTCAATCTTTAAATTATTTTAAATCATCATATCCTAATTATTCCGTAGGCAGTACTGGCAAAGTAGGAGATTCCGCCAATCCTCTTTTTGTTTATACTCCAGCTGGACTTAGTTTAATCACTACATTATACAGTGCTGTTGGCGGGCCCGCCATCTATGGATCAACTGTTTCAGCCTATATAGATACTTCTTTGGCACTATCATCCTTTAATCCAAATGGATATACGGTGACACGAACATCTCTAGGACTTCCAAGAATTACATGATCAAAGATAAAATTAGTATGATGGAATCTCTGGCGAAAAATCTCCCTGCCACCGTGAAGGCACAGATTGCAGTGACGGACTTTGATACTCGTATCATCAAAGATACAGAAGATGACTATGCATTTGCTCGAGGCAAACTCAAGGGTCTCATCGACAAGTCTGAGAATGCTCTGGAGACACTCATGGTCCTTGCTCAAGATGCAGAACATCCAAGAACATATGAGGTTCTATCGGGCATGCTCAAGAATACCGCAGATATTACTGACCAGCTTTTAAGGCTCCAGAAACAAAGAAAAGATTTGGTCACCGAAAAGAATAATACAAATCAATCGGGCACCACAAATACAAATAATAACATCTTTGTGGGATCAACCTCTGAGCTCCAGAAGTTTCTCCGTAAGGAAAAGAATATCACTCATGAACCAGAATCAGTCTAATCCGACTACGGGCTATCTTGGAAATGCCCTCGTGAAGGGAGATTCTATTTCTCAGAACTATTCGGCCGATGAGGTATCAGAATATCTGAAGTGCATGAAATCTCCTGCATACTTTGCCAAGACATATGCAAAGGTGATCAATCTCAACCGTGGTCTTGTTCCCTTTGATCTATATCCATATCAGGAGAAGATGTTCGGACACTTTCAGAATAACCGATTCAACATTGTTCTGGCTTGTCGTCAGTCAGGTAAATCCATTTCGTCCGTCATATATCTTCTTTGGTATGCAACATTTCATCCCGAGAAAACAATTGCCATTCTGGCCAATAAGGGAGCAACCGCACGTGAGATGTTGGCACGTATTACTCTGGCTCTAGAGAATCTTCCGTTCTTTCTCCAACCTGGTTGTAAAACACTGAACAAAGGTTCAATTGTATTCTCCAATAATTCTAAGATCATTGCTGCCGCAACATCGGGATCATCAATCCGTGGTCTGTCGGTCAACCTACTCTTTCTCGACGAGTTCGCGTTTGTGAATAATGCAACCGAATTCTATACATCTACCTACCCCGTAATATCATCCGGCGATCAGACCAAGGTCATTATTACATCCACCGCGAACGGGGTAGGTAACCAATTCTACCGTATCTGGGAAGGAGCTGTTCAGGGTGCAAATGAATTCAGACCGTTTCGTGTAGACTGGTGGGACGTTCCAGGGCGTGATGAAGCATGGAAGAAGATGACAATTGCCAATACATCCGAACTACAGTTCGAGCAGGAGTTTGGTAACTCATTCGTTGGTACCTCAAATACTCTTCTGGCATCTGAACATCTTCTGAAATTAAAAGCAAGGTCTCCCATACAGACTCGTGGTTCTCTGAAGATATACCACAAGTTCGATGAGTCGCACCAGTATGCAATGTTCGTGGATGTTTCCAAAGGAAGAGGTCAGGACTATTCAACTTTCTCGCCTCT